GTTCCAACTTTAGCAACCGATGCCACACCTGTTAATGTAGCACCTCTGTTTGCCATTGTCACCCTACCAACTGCACCGCTAGATCCTACTCCAGTTAACGCAATTGTAATGTTTGCCCCTGCCGTTCCAACTGCACCTGTAGCAAGCACAGGACCCAAAGGAACTGACATTGCCCCTACATTACCCGTTGCGCCTACACCAGATAATGCTTGACCAGGATTAGCTACAATCGTTCCGACTGCGCCTGCAGATCCAACACCCGTCAAAGCGATGGTAACGCTTCCAGTCAATGTACCTACATTACCTGTCGCTCCATCACCTGATACACCGCCTGACTCACTCTCGGTAACCGTTCCAACTGCGCCTGTAGACGCTACGCCTGTGATTCCTTTGGATGGATTAGCTGTTGCCGTACCAACTGAACCACTAGCCAAAACCCCTGTCAAAGCAGTCGTATTACTAAATACAACCGATCCAACCGATCCACTTCCACCTACACCAGACAAAGCAACCGTTACATTAACCGTTGCTGTGCCTACATTACCAGATGCTGCATCTCCAGTAAGGATAGTTAACCCTACCCCCCACGGGCCATCACCCCAATTGGCACTGCCCCATCCGGCCATGAATCACCTATTAGGTGGTAGACAAGCGCAATAAAGCAGTTGTCGTGGTGTTAGAAGGCATAGTCAATGTGAATGTACCAGCAGTGACTGTCTGTGCGCCAAATGTGTGTACGCTGACAGCAGCATTTGATTGGCTTGAGTTATAAATCAAAACCGTATCAAAAGCAGTTGTCAAAGTAACAGTTGAATAAACCAAGTTAGCTGAAGGCGTCCAATAAGCAACACCAGCAGTCGATGAACTATTAGTAGCTGTAGGAGCCGTAGCGTTGGTGACTGTAATACCACCAGCTGTGTAACCCGTTCCAGATACCTCATTGGTAGCTGAATACGCAGTTGTAGCTGCATTAATGGTCGCTGTAGTTACATACAAAGCTGCCTTGAATGTGTCGGCTGCTGATGTACCACGGGTAGGTGCAGTACCAAAATTGTGGGTAGCAGTTAACAACTGTCCCATGAAAGAAGTACACATTGATTGGGTGTTGCTCACGATAAACTCCTTATGCCATTGATGCGGCGATTAAATCCATTAGGGGTGATTTTTTCAAAGTAACATGAACTGAACGGTGCACGAGCTCGCCATCCAACCAGTATTCAACCCATGTTGTGTACTCATTTTCATTGTCAACAGAGCCCTCTTTCTTTACAAGAAGAGAATCATCCATTTCACCTTTGGTCGTTGTAATGATCAATTTGAACTCCTGATTAATGCTGATGTTGCTGTATTAGCAGGCATTGTAATAGTGAAATTTAACATTGTCTTGTCTGATCCAAAGTCAATTACACATATCGATTTGTTGCCTTTGCTTACGTTATAAAGCAAAGCGCATCTAGCAGTAATCAATGAATTAGGCCAAACGACATTGTTAAAATTAACATATGCAGTGTACCCATAAGTATTAACTGTAGCCCCTGTTACCTGGATTCCTCCAGCGGTATAGTTGGTTCCAGTAATCTCATTGTTTGTTGTATATACAGTCGTTGAACCATTGATGTTGGCATTACCTGTATACAGAGCCATGTACAAAGTATCCGTCAAAAGGTTGTGCACCCCTTGATAGAGTTCGGCTTTGAATGAAGTGGTTTGCGTTTGAACTATGCTCATGAGACTGGTATCCTAACCTGGCCATCACGATAAGCATCCATACGCATCTTGCCATCTCCCAAGTTCTTGAGAAGAGCAATAGAGCTGGTGTACATATCTTTGTAGAAGTTAACAGTATCTGCCTCAGCTTTGATATATCTAGCTGCTTCAACAAGCACGCCATTCAATAAAGCTGAATCAAAGTTATCACCAACCCATGTCTCACCATTGGGATTGGTTATAGCAGTTACTTGCAGTTGAAAGTTCGTACCCGTACTGCCAATCGTGGCAGTAAGCAAATCACCAACCACGTAATAACAACCTTTACCAACCAGAGTTACCGATGTGACAACTCCACCTGAAACAACAATAGTGGCAGTAGCACTATTGCCAGTACCGCCAGTAAGACTAACATTGTAGTAAGTACCATTTGTGTACCCCGTTCCAGCGTTATAAATGGATAAAGTACTTATTGCCGCCTGAATGATTGAATCAGGATAGTAGTAATAATGCAACTCAACGTTGTATCCCATATTGGGTGTTGGCCCAATAATGAATGTCAGAGCAGCTTGGTTGTTGGACTGTGGTCCAAAAATAGCATAGTGCTTAGGCTGTCCTGTAACGTTGGTATTTGGATACGCTTCACGAATAAAGTTCACATCTTTATTCAACAAATACAAGTAGGAATTGGTAGCTCCAGGCGTAGCAGGATATCCAGTTGCAGGATAAACAGCTAAAGAATATACCGATAAGAAATCAGTAGGAGCAGATAAATATTGATTACCCGTTGTTAAATTACCAGTGACATTCTTACGCAAGCTTGGCAACTGCACCGTGTTATAGATGCGTTGCTCCACCTGCTCAATCATGCGGTTCATGTCAATCGTCGGGAACGTATTCTCGATGGTGTCCTGAACTGAGGTAACTAAGTCTGAGTAATACATATTAAGCCATTGGACCTCTAGAAATACGGCCTTTAGTAGCTGCTCCAGCTCCACGAATTTCGATGCCTGATGTCTTTACTTCATCATTATTACCAATAGAAACACCACCATTCAAAGGTGTCCAGTTCTTACGAGTAGGCATTTTTAATTCAAGACCAACATCATCTCTGATGTCTACTTTCTTACCGCTCATGGTATGAGGAATCTCATAATCCTCAGCAGGAAGATTGTTTCTGTTGGCGCCAGTATGAATAGCTGGGCTATTCTTTTTCGTTGCAGGTATTTCTTTAGCCATTATCTACCCCTTGATGAACCAGTTTGGTTGGCCACTTTAGCCAAATTGCGTCCATACTCTTTCATCTGCTCATTGGTCTTTCCACCTTTGGCAAAATGTTTTGTGTGGTGCATTTTCTTTTCGTGATGTTTAACTTCTTTTTTAGCTTCAACATCAGCAATTTTTTTAACTTGTTTCTTGTCCATTCTTAACTCCCTGTAATAGTTACCGTTCCAACTTGTGTTGTCGCTACCAAATAATTGGGAGTTAATCCAACATCACTGTTCGATGTACCACCAACTGGATTCCATCCCCACTGGATATCTCTTGATCCACCAGCCTGATAACCCAACGCATCCAAACCAGAAGTGTCATAAGTCGTATCTGGCCTTGGTTGCCTAACCGCCTGCGGATCATCAACTGGATACATACCCAATTGAAGCTGCGGCTGATCTGGATCCCAGCACTCAGGACAAACTTTCAGTTGATATAGTTTAGTCTTTATGACCTCAAACTTCAACTCTTTTAGCTTGTACCTGAAGCCACATCGATCACACTGGGCAATCGAATATTTTCCAGAAGCAAACCTATTACCCATTACGGACTACCTGACCCAATGAATTGCTGACGTGGAACAAATCTGATAGCAGCTTTCTCTCGGTCTTCACCAGCCGCAATATCAAATTGCTCATCGTAATACTGTTTCAACATTTGGATCCTGGGCATCAACTCAGGAACCTTCATGGCAATATGGTACGCCAAACCTGCTGCAACAGCCGGCAGGAAGCGAAAATTCATGTCTTGGGTACTTACCCCTGAACCAGCGTCTTGGACACGTCTGAGGCGCCAATAAACGAATGTATAGGTGGTAGATGAATCTGGTGTTGGCCACACTGTTACAGCTGGCAATTGAGCCACATAGATAGCCGCAGTTGCTGCATGGCTGGCTGCAGTGGTGTTGTTCTGTCCACGACTGCAGTTGGATAAAACATTACCAGAAATGTACTGGTAATAAATGGTTTCGCTATCAATCGTTACATAACCTTGAGCAGCTAAGTTAACGGCTGATGAAATTGTGATGGAAGTATCGGTAGCACCTATGCTAGAAGATAGCGTGACTGCCGTACCGGTCTGATCATACAAAGGGTTTGTCTCACCCGAAAGTCTCTGTACCCATACTTGGATCGGCCTTGCTTGAGTTAGCTTATTTGGAATAGTGGCATAGGTAGAAACACTAATACGAGTAATGGTCAGGTCAGCCTGATTACTGGTTTGGTTAGCATTTGTACGAATCACATGATCCAGCAAATCAATCGTGTCCATTGGCAATGGATATGTGTTCAAACCAGGAACCATCGTGAATGATCCCTGCTCTATGGTCCACATATTGATGCCACGATTCTGCCACTCGATGGTCATCAGGTTCATTGAACGACGAGCAGTGCGCAGGTCATAGCCTGTGCGCATTTCACGACCGGCACGCTCCCACGCCTCTTCCGCCAATTCGGTGAAGTCTAGGTCAAAGGACGTTGTACCAGTAGTTAAATTAGTCATTTTCTATCTGCAGTCGTGGACAGATGATAATCAAGAAGCTGCACGCATATTATCAATCAAATTAGGATAGGGTCTTCCCGCCTTCTTTGCTGATGCTTTAGCTTTAGCCTTTTTAGAAGCACTAAGCTTTTTGTGTTTCTTGGCTGGGTTTGGAGTATCCCAAACCTCGCCACCACGCTTGTAGAGCGATACATCTTGGGGATGATCCTTACGATGTATCGTCTTCTTACCAGGCATTTTGGATGGGTTAATATCACCCATCCCACGACTGGCTAGCATGCTTTGCCACCATGAGACATATGCTTCTGGTGCTTGTGCAAATGCTCCACGGCTTCGTGGTGCAAAGTGTGACCAGCAGCATGTTCTTTATAGTGATGATGGTGGTGAACGTGACCACCAGCCTCGTGCTCCTTCATGTGATGCACATGGTGTTTGTGCTCATGGGGATGCTCGTGACCTGCAGGATGAATATGTTCATGATGTTTCATGGTTTACTCCTTATTTCTTGTGGTGGATTCTGCCACCATGCTTCTTGGCATTGATGATAGGACCGTCACCAATAGTATTGCCCTTCATCTTTTCTTGCAAGGCTCTTGTGTGACCACGCTCTTGGATCTTGTGTTCGCCGTGCTTGAGGTTACCTTTTCTCAAATCACCGCTCTTCTCCATCTTAGATGGCTCCATGCGAACGTCACCGCCCTTAGCATAGTGGTGCTTAGTAGCTTTACCGCCGTGCTTAAGAACTTTCTCGCCCATATCTTTGGAATGGGGTTCGCCCTTCTCCATAGTCTTGCCACCGGCTTTCATAGCCATCTTGAGGTGATGGTGAGCCATCTTCATGTGATGTGCGTGCTCTTCGTGGTGAGCTTTGCCGCCATGTTTCATAGCCATGCCAGGAGCAACAGGAGCTGCCATAGGAGCAGGAGCTGCTTTACGACGTGCTGCCATAGCGCCCAACAAAGCTGCGGCTTTGGGGCTCATACCACCCATAGCCATTTTCTTTGTGTGACCGCCACGCTTCATAGCTTTGGCTTCGTGCTCTTCTTCACCTGCAATGCGGCGAAGTTCTTTTGCCTGATTTAACTCATGCATTTTCTCTGATTTCATATTACCACCTTGTTTAAATGTGCGGCCTTTGTCCGCTTTACTGAACTCCTGCCCCACACTGCGAGGGACTCCTACTTTCTTGGCGAACGACGCTGAGTGAGCAATCGCTTCCATGAAATTGTGCTGTTTTTTGCTAGACGATGGCATGGGTATTCTCCACTAGTCGATCAATCTTTGCTTCCAACCTGTCCAACCGATCCAACACTCTGTTGATATCGGCATGGACTTCTGCTTTTGTCACATACTCTTTTGCCATCTCTTCCCGTGTCCGGTTTAGCAAAATAGTTATGCGTTGCAATTCTGCTGATTTCTCTCTCAATACCCAGCCTAAAATACCGACAAGCAAGGAGAGAACTGCATTCCACATGGTTGTATCCATTAGACATACTTCCCTTTTGTGTGTCCTCTTACTGCGCAACCATCAGCGCATTTCCACACACGCAAACTTTTGTTAATCCGGCTGTTTGGGTCGTTGGCTGTCTTGGATGAAGTTAACTTCTTCTTCATCCCTTCCATCCTGGCACAGAAGCTTTTCTTCCTTGATCCGCCCTCTGGTTGAGGAGCTTTTAAATGCATCCCCTCCTTCTCGGCCGATGC